CACTGATCGTATGGATCTATGATATCGTTTGCAAAATAAACAAGCCAAACATAGTCGGTGCTTCCATAATAGAAGTCAGCAATATCCTCAGCTCTTTCTCCGTCTTTTACAACATAAGGAAGGAACATATAAGGATCTTCTCTGATGTCATCAAGGAGAGCAGTCTTGAGTGAAATGTCTGTCACAACCTCTGACATTGTGAATGTAGAGTTTGCAACATCATAAGTTGTTGTTGGAAAGTATTCGAAATATCTAGACATTATGACCCATCTCTAAAAGTGTCTTGTGGAGCATTAGTTCCATCGTAATCGTGTCTTGTCCAGATTTCCATTTCAGTCATTGTCATTGAGATTTTAACAACAGCTGGTGAGCCACCCTCTAAGAACGCATTTTCACCACCACCAGTGAAGTTAACTTGAAACTGCGACACCATTCCTGGCTTGTAAACAGGGACATCATTTTTTGGGCTACCCATTAGTGTCACATTAATAATATCTGGATACTGAAGGAAAGCTCTACCTTGACCCGTTTGACCAATGGATTTACCTGTAATATCTGATGCAGTTCTTGAAAAATCTGCATATCTTGGATGAATATGTTTACGGATTGTACGGATAACACTACGTAGTGTTTCAGTCTCGTCTCTCGTTTCTGGAGCTAGTGTCCAGTCAAACACATGAGTTTTGAGATCAACACCATCAAATGCTAGAGCCTGATATGGGTTGAATGCAAACCCCGACCCAGCTTCCAGTCCTTTTTGAACTCCAGGAGCAATTGCTTGTAGGGATTGTCTGAGTAAAGATGCGGCAGCAACATTTCCGGCATTTTTAATTGCATCTGAATTGATACCAAGCGCTCCTTTCGCTTCTTTAACATTTCTTGCGCTTGATAATGCATCAATCACAGAATCTAGCTGACCAATTGAATTAGCCGCGAGAGATCCACTTAATCCAAGCTCAGTTGCACCAACTTTAACTTGAGAGTTATCTAAAAGGTTTTCTGGCAATGGTAGAGCGATAGAATCCATAATGTCTCGAGTTATATTCTTAGGCGCATTTACATTATTCTTCCTCACACCAAAATTGTATTTCTCAAACGTGATATGCATATAGTGTTGCCCAATATCACGAGGAAACGTGTACTGAGCAACTGTATTGCTTTCACGTTTTCTTGCTCGAGCTAGCTCTGGAAAGTTAAATCTGGCCATGCCTTTTCCTTATAAATACTTTTTTGTATAATTATTTATATTGTAGATATGGCTTATCAAGGAAAATTTAAAGCATCCAATCCGCAAAAGTATATGGGGGATCCTACCAATATTATTTATAGAAGTCTTTGGGAGTTTAAGCTGATGAGGCACTTAGATGCTCATCCACAGGTTGTAGGTTGGGGGTCAGAAGAGGTTATAATACCATATAGAAGCCCCATTGACGGAAGAAAACACCGCTATTTTCCAGACTTCCTGATAAAACAAATAAATAATAAAGGTATGAAAGAATCAATACTGGTCGAAGTCAAGCCAAGAGCGCAAACGAGACCACCAGAGAAGAGCAGTAAGATAACAAAAAGATATTTGAATGAGGTAAAGACTTGGGGCGTGAACCAAGCAAAGTGGAAAGCCGCTGAAGAGTTTTGTAAAGATCGTGGCTGGAAGTTTATGATAATGACTGAAAAGGAACTAGGTATCAAGTAATGGCAACAACGTTCGATACAATTTTGACACGTGGTGTCCGAGAAGGGCAAATTCCTGCAAGAACAGACTCTGCAAGGAATTGGTATAGAGATGCAGCAGGTCAAAGACGGAGAATCAATGAACGATCGTTGATCAACTCTGAAACTAGCCGATTTAAGTCCAGGATGAGAATTGGCGACATGTATATGTTCTATTATGATCCAAAGCATAAAGAAACATTACCATATTATGATAGATTTCCCCTAGTATTTCCAATCAAGAAAGCTGAAGGTGGATTTTTGGGATTGAACATGCATTACCTTCCTCTTCCATTGAGAGCAAGGTTAATGGATGCATTATACGACTTGAGTTTGAACCAGAGATACGACGAAACAACGAGATTGAGATTGAACTATGATGTTCTTAACTCAGCAGCAAAGTTTCGTCTCTTTAAACCGTGTATCAAACATTACTTAATGGATCATATGGATTCGAGATTCTGGTATGTTTATCCTTCGGAATGGGATATTGCTTTATTCCTTCCACTTGAAAGGTTCAAAAAAGCAAATAAACGTAAGGTTCAAAACGACTCTCGTCGTATGATACAAGGAAGATAACAGATGGCATTCAGCGTTAGCGAATTTAGATCTGCACTTAACAATAGTAAGTTCGATGGGCTTGCTCAAGCTAACAAGTTCTATGTGGAACTTGATGCGCCTTTTGGTGTCATTCGACCATACCTACCTCTGATTGATTCAAGAGAGATGCAATTCTTCTGCGACACTATTAATCTTCCTGGCAAAAATCTAAACACCTTTGATCACAAGAGGCATGGATATGGCGATACGACAAAAATGCCAACGTCTAGAGCTCCAGAAACTATTACAACAACATTTTTCTGTGATAGTAATTATCAGGTAATGAAGTTTTTCCAAGCATGGCTAGACTTTATTGTTGAAGGTACTGATGCTGCACCAAGTGCAATCCTAGAAGGCGGTAGGCAGCATAGAGAAATCGCTTACAAAGAAGATTATACCGTTAGAATGAAAGCATATACTCTCAATGACAGCGGAGATGAAGAGGGGACAATTGGTGGAATTTTTGGATTCACAAATCCCTTCCAGCCAGGTGGTGGAATGGAATATACATTCTACAATGTCCATCCAGTACAGCTCGGAGCCGTATCAATGGGTTGGGAGCAGAACGATACAATTTTAAAGATTCCTGTTGAGTTTGCATACTCACATTACGAAACAATTCTCAATGGTTCTACGAACCCAAGGTCACTTAATCAGTCTAGCGTGAACTTCTTTGATAGAATTCTAAATATTGGTAACATTGCAGGAACAATTCTAAATACCAGACGACCAAGAAATATTCAAGATGTGATTGATGTGGTTTCTAGCACGAGTACAATCTTGAGACAACTTTAATAACATGGAGTAAATCATTATGGCTTTGCCAAAAATTGAATCGCCTACATTTATGCTTGAGGTTCCATCAACAAAACAAACTCTTCGTTATAGACCGTTTACAGTAAAAGAAGAAAAGATTCTTCTTGTCGCTTTACAAGCTGAGGATATCAAAGAAACCGAACATGCTATTAAACAAGTTTTGAATAACTGTATTGTTGATGATGTTGATTTAGATGATCTTGCAACTTATGATATTGAGTATTTGTTTTTACAACTAAGAGCAAAGTCTGTAACGAATATTATTGAGTTCTCAATTGAAGATGACGGTGAATACTATAAGACTGAGATTAATTTAGATGAAGTCAAGGTATATTTTGACTCTAACCACAACAATAGCATTGAGTTGAATGAAGAAATTACTTTGATTATGAGAGATCCAACGTATAGTATTGTTGCTAAACTTGAGAACAGAAGTGATACAGATATGCTGTTTGAAGCTATTTCAAGTTGTATTGACAAAGTTCTCGTTGGCGATGATCAGGTTATCACTATGAAAGATTACACCAGAGACGAACAGAAAGAGTTTATAGATTCCTTTAGTTCTAAAAACATGAGACAGATTGAAAAATATTTTGACACTCTACCAAAGCTGTCCCACACAGTACAATATGTAACAAATGACGGTGAAACGAAAGAAAGGGAGATTAGCGGTCTTCAAAGTTTTTTTATCTAGGGCTGATTCATAATAATCTTTCAAACTATTATAGAGTCATCTTTGCCCTAGCACAACACCATAAGTGGTCAATTACTGAGCTTGAAAATCTTATACCATTTGAACGTGACTTATATGTTGATATGCTTCTTGAGTTTTTAGAAGAAGAAAAGAGAAAACACGAATCACGGAGTTAAAAAATGGCAGAAGAAGAAACAAAGGCAGCTAGCCTTCATCCAGCTGATACCAATGGCGATGGTGTAGTCAGCCCAGAAGAA